AGGCAGCGAGCTGTTCTCGGTTCTGGCCACCATCGACCCGGCCAGCCAGGCCGTCGGCACCACCTCTACCGGCTGGATCTCGGCCGGTAACCACCACAACCTGCTGGCGCTCATCCAAAGCGGCGCTTTGGGTACCAACGCCACGCTGGATGCCAAGCTCCAGCAGGCCCAGGATGCTTCGGGCACCGGTGCCAAGGACCTGACGGGCAAAGCTATCTCGCAGCTCACCCAGGCAGCCAGTGGCTCGGCCAAGCAGGCGCTGATCAACCTGCGCCCGGATGACCTGGATGTGTCCAACGGCTATGCCTTCGTGCGCCTGTCGGTGACCGTGGGCGTGGCCGCCAGTCTGACGGCCGCCCAGGTGCTTGGCGTCAATCCCCGGTTTGCGCCGGGCGATGCCAATAACCAGACCGCTGTGGTCCAGGTGGTCTAAGAAATCGGGGAGAGCAATGCATGCCTATGCAGTTGATCACCCCGCCTGCAGGAGAGCCGGTTTCGCTTGCCGAAGCCAAGCTCCACCTGCGGGTGGACTTCGATGACGACGACAGCCTGATTCAGGTCCTGATCTCGGCCGCCCGACAGGCCGCCGAGACGCTGACCAATCGGCAACTTGTCACGGCGCGCTGGCGGATGGTGCTCGACAGCTTTCCTGGACCGAGCCTCATGGGCGTGCCCGCAGGGCAGGCCTTCACGCTGCCCTGGCATGCCGTTCTGCTGCCCAAGTCGCCTGTGGCGTCGGTGGTGGAAATCCGCTATCTGGACATGGCCGGAGCCTGGCAGGTCATGCCTGCAGCGAACTACACCGTTGACAGTGCCTGCGAGCCTGCCCGCATCACCCCCGTGTTCGGCCAGATCTGGCCGATTGCCTTGCCTCAGATCGGGGCCGTGAGCGTGATCTTTGATGCAGGGTACGGCAATGCTTCGGTAGTGCCCGAAGGCATCAAGACTTGGATCAAGCTGCGCCTGGGCTCTCTGTACGTCCACCGCGAGGAGGTGGCATCGATGACGCGAGGGCGTATTGACCCTTTGCCCTTCATTGATGGCCTCCTCGATCCCTACAAGGTACCTTTGATATGAGGCCTCTATGAACCCGATCGGAGCCGGAACGCTGGGCCGCCGCATCAAGATCCAGCGCCCCAGTACCGTCAAAGACAGCGTGGGTGCGCCCAGTCGGACATGGATCGATGTGGCCACCGTGTGGGCAGACATCCAGCCTTTGTCCGGACGAGAGGCTGTGATCGCCAGCCGCATCTCGGCCGAACTCACGCACCAGATCATGGTGCGCTACCAGAGCATTTTTGACAACCCTCAGCTGGTGGCCCAGTACAGGGTGCTCTACAAGTCGCGGATTTTCAACATCCACTCGGCCCTGAACGAGGACGAAAAACGCGTCCTGGTCATCCTGCTGGCCAGCGAAGGTCTGGACGATGGCTAAACATGAACGCTTCAAGGTGGAGGGCTTGGCTGAATTGGCCAAAGCCCTGCGCGAATTGCCTGACCGGGTGGCCAAGAACGGCCTGCGCGTTTCGGTCTATGCCGGAGCCAAGGTCATCCGCGATGAAGCCCGCATGCGTGCGCCCAAAGCGGCTGAAGTCCTGGGACCCAATCAGCCGCCACCGGGCACGCTCAAGCGCTCGGTGATCATGAAACAGATCCCTGAACTCTCAAGCCTCACGCGTCAGACCTTCTTTGTGACGGTGCGCCACGGCAAGAAGTACCGCAAGCAGGGCAAAAAGGGCAACCTCTCGCAGGATGCCTGGTACTGGCGTTTCGTGGAGTTTGGCACTCGAAAAATGCGCGCAAGGCCATTCCTGAGGCCTGCCCTGGAAGCCAAGCGCCGTGAAGCGGTGCAGGCCATGAAGGACCGGTTGAGTGAGCGAATCGAGATCGAAGCCAAGAACCTTTACAGAGGTCAGCAGAGGAAATAGCCGTGCAGGATTTCTTTGACGCCATCAAGGATCTGGCTGGGGGTGAGGTCTACGCGCTTGTCGCTGCAGAAAACACCCAGTACCCGGCCATCGTCTACACGCCCATCGTGCAGGAGCACATCTTCGGCATCGATGGACCGCATGGCCTGCAGCGCGTGCGCGTGCAGGTCGACACCTATGCCAGAACGTACCAGGAGGCCTTGCACCTGCAAGACCAGGTCCTGGCTGCGCTTTTGGCTGACAAGAGCACCGTCGCCGATGTGCGCATGGGGCTCAGTGAATTTGAAGATCAGGCCCGGCTGTACCGGGTGAGCGTGGACTACACCTACCACCGGCCGGTGGGTTCACCATGAAACTAGGAGCATGTGCATGAGCAGCACCGCAATCACCGCGCAGGGCATCGCCATTGCCCGGTTTGGCACCACTGCCTTTGAAACCATCCCCAACGTGGTCTCGTTTCAAGGCCCTGGCGGGCAGGCCGCCGTGATCGACGTGACCAATCTGGCGTCCACCGCCAAGGAAAAGCGCGTGGGCCTGCGCGACGAAGGGCAGTTGTCCCTGACCCTGCACTACAACCCCGACGATTTGGTGCACCAGGGGCTGAGAACCGACCGGGCCAACCGGGTGCGCCGCCAGTTCAAGATCACTTTTACCGACACCAACCCTGCGACCTGGACCTTCTACGGCTATGTCACGCACTTCAGCGTGCAAGGTGGTGTGGATGCGGTCGTGCAGGCCTCCGTGACCATCGAAATCGATGGCGACATCACCGAAACTTAAAGAGAGACACCCCCATGTTGACCCGTGAACAAATCCTGCAGAGCGACGATCTGCCCCGTGAAACTGTCCAAGTCCCGGAGTGGGGCGGTGAGGTGCAGGTGCGCACCATGACCGGTACCGACCGTGATGCCTTTGAGGCCAGCTTGATTGGCAAGGAAGGCCGCCTTGAGAACGTCCGTGCCCGCCTGGTCTCGCTCACCTTGTGTGATGAGACAGGCAACCGTCTTTTCAGCGATGGCGACATCACGGCGCTCGGTGGCAAGAGCGCTAAGGCACTCGACCGTGTGTTTGCCGTGTCCCAGCGCCTGAACGGCATCGGCGCTGATCAGGTGGACGCCGCAAAAAACGCCTGATCGCCCATCCTTCGCGGCGCTTTGTGTTTCGGCTGGCGCTGGCTTTGGGCCTGCCGGTACGCGAGATGCTCGCATCGATGGGCTCGGATGAGCTGACCGAGTGGATGGCGTACTACCAGCTTGAACCCTTCGGGGACTACCGGGCCGATTACAGGTCCGGTGTGGTGGCCTCCACCTTTGCCAATGCCCACCGGGCCAAGGATGCGGGGCCGTTTCGGCCAGAGGACTTCATGCCATTCCTCGAAAAACCGCAACCCACCCAACCTCAAGACGAAACACAGCTCAATGTGGCCCGGTTCAAGGCCATGTTCGCGCACAAGGTAGGCAAGCAACATGGCTGATATCGGCTCCCTCGTGGTCAAACTCGCAGCGGAAACGGCCGATTTCCGAGAAGACCTGGGCAAGAGTGCATTGCTTTTGGAGCGCCACGCGGAATCCATGCGTGGTTCCTTGGAGAAGGTGGCCGAAGTCGCCAAAACCACCTTTGCCATCGCCATCGGCGTGGAGTCGGTGGGTGCGCTCAAGGAGTTGGTGGCCCACACGCTGGAAACAGTGGCCGCTCTGCAAGATCTGGCCGAGCAGACCGGGGCAAGTGCCACGGCCCTGTCTGGTTTTGCGCCCGTAGCCACCATTTCTGGCGTGGCGATGGAGCAGATTGGCGCAGGCCTGACCAAACTCTCCAAGGGGCTAGCCGGGGTGGACGATGAGACCAAAGGGGCTTCTCAGGCCTTGCAGTTTCTCGGCATCAAGGCCAAGGATGCAGGGGGCAACCTGCGCGATCCGGCTGAGGTCATGAACGACATTGCCCTGAAACTGTCCAATTTCGAGGACGGGGCAGGCAAGACGGCCATTGCGCTTGAACTGTTCGGCAAATCTGGGGCGGGGCTGCTGCCCTTCCTCAAGGACCTGGCGGCCAACCAGGACCTGAACATCCGGCTCACTGAAGCAGAGATCGAATCTGCCGAGAAAGCCTCGAAGGCACTGGGCCGCATGCGGGCCGAGCACAACTTCGTCGCCCAGACCATTGTCACGGCCGCGCTTCCTGCCCTTGAAGAGCTGGTGGGTGAGCTCAAGGCGGTGATGCTGGGCACGCACAACACGGCTGAGGCCATGGTCAAACTGCGAGACGATGGCACGCTCAAGACCTGGGCGCAGGACACAGCGTATGGCATTGCCATCGTGATCGATGCGCTGCGAGGTGTGATCCAGATGGCCAAGGCGGTCATGGGCAGCTTCGAGGCGGTCTGGGCAGACATCGAATTGCTCGGCACTTTCCTCGCCGGTGGCAAGGGACTGAACCCGTTTTCCGAGGAGAACCAGGCCACCCTCAAGACCGCATTGGAAAAACGCAACGCGATCGTTGAGAAGGCCAATCAGACCTACGTTGACCTCTGGAAGATGCCGTTGCTCGCTGATGCGGTCAAGGAGCGTTTCGATGCGATCAACAAGGGGGAAACCGAGGCTGCGTCCGAAGCCAAAAAGCCCAAGCTGAACTACAACTCGGCCACTGGTGCGCTGACCGCAGCGGCCATGGCCAAAATCGAGAGCGACATCAAGCAGCTGCAGGGGTTGACCGATGTGGAGACGGGCCTCCTGAAGGACCGGCAAAAGATCATCGATCTCTACGAGGGGCAGGGTTACATCAGCTACAAGGAGGCCAGTGAGGCCCGGCTGAACGCCCAGCAGGAATTCACAGATCGCCTTGGCGAGTTGTATGCGCAGGAAGAGTCCATCTTGAAGCGTGGCCTGGCTACCGTGGCCAAGACAGCCCAGGACAAATTGAAGCTGCAGGACAAGCTTTCGGAAATCACCCTGCGCAGGGAAAAGCTCGAGCGTGAAGCCCAGCAGTCCAACCTCGAGCGCGAGATCAAGCTGCCGGGTGAAACACTCAAAGACCTGCAGGAGCAGGTAGCCAGAAGCCAGGGTCAGCTGCGATCGACCGAAGAGCAAATCAAGGTTCTGCGTGAGACTGGTTCGATCAGCGAGATCGATGCGCTCAGGCGACTGTCCGCTGCCAGGCGCTCCAGTGCCGATGAGCTGACGGATTTCGTGGCCAAGGCCAGAGAACTGGTGGAGGCCACGCCTGGCAATGACAAGTTGGCGGAATCGTTTCGACGCATCGAGGAGGCAGCCCGTCAGGCAGCCGATGGGGCGACCTTGCTGGGTCAACGGGCTCTTGAGTTGTCAGATCCCGGCGCGGGGTTCTCCAAGGCGCTGCGCACCCTGGGTGAAGAAACCGAGCAGGTGGGCAAGCAGATGGAGGCGGTGACCACCAAGGCCTTCAATGGGATGACCGATGCGCTCACCAACTTCGTGATGACGGGCAAACTCGACTTCAGGTCGCTGGCCACTTCCATCATTTCGGACCTGATCCGCATCCAGATCCAGCGTGCCATCACGCTGCCCATGGCCAAGGCGCTGGGCAGCATGTTCGGGTTTGCCGACGGCGGGATCATGACCTCGTCAGGCCCCTTGCCTTTGCGGGCCTACGCCAGTGGCGGGGTGGCAACCACGCCTCAGTTGGCGGTCTTTGGCGAGGGTTCCATGGCCGAGGCCTATGTGCCGCTGCCCGATGGCCGCTCGATCCCCGTCACGATGAACCAGTCCTCGTCCGGGGGCGGTGATGTATTCAACATCTCGGTCAACGTAGCCGAGGGTGGGGTGACCAGCAGCGCAGGTCAGGGCAACGACCTGGGGCGGGCGATTTCCAGCGCTGTGCGCCAGGAGCTTCTCAACCAAAAGCGGGCCGGTGGTCTGCTGGATCCGCGTCGGCAGTGATGTATTAAAGGATTCTCATGGCGACATTTACATGGATCGCCTCGATTGGGGCATCCCTCACCCTCAAACCCAATGTCCGCAAGGTCTCCTTTGGGGACGGGTACGAGCAGCGCCTGGCCTTTGGCATCAACACCCAACCGGAGATCTGGTCCCTGGAATTCAGGGGCAAATCAACGGCCGAAGCTGCTGCCATCGACAACTTCCTGCGTGCTCGTGGAGCGGTTCAGTCCTTTGACTGGACCACCCCGAGCTGCATTGCGGGCAAGTTCCTTTGCGAAGAGTGGAGCCGCACCGTGGAAGAACCCAATCTGGAAAACATCCGAGCCACGTTCAGACAGGTGTTTGATCTCTCATGACAACTCAAGCCATCACCACAGAAATCCAGAAGCTCTCCCCGAGTGCAGTCATCGAGCTCTTCGTGATGGACCTGACCCTCTTCAATGAAGGGGTGGTTCGATTTCATGCGGGCACCAACGAGCTGCGCCGTCAGGTGGTCTGGCAAGGCAACACCTATGAGCCGTTCCCTATCCAGGCTGAAGGCTTTGAGTTCAACGGCAACGGCCAGGTGCCGCGTCCGAAACTCAAGGTGGCCAACGTCACGGGCAGCATCACTGCACTGATCCTCTCCTACCAGGACCTGGTGGGGGCTCGGGTCACTCGAAAGCGCACGCTGCTCAAGTACCTCGATGCCGTGAATTTCGGGGCCGGTACCAACCCGACCGCTGATCCGACGGCCGAGTTTGCCGACGATGTGTATTTCATTGACCGCAAGTCACGAGAGACCCGGGATGTGGTCGAGTTCGAGTTGGCAGCCTCTTTCGATCTCGAAGGAGTGTCCTTGCCCAGACGGCAGATTGTTCAGAACGTCTGCCCCTGGAGCTACCGGGGCTCGGAATGCGGCTACACCGGGACAGCCTATTTCAACGCCAACGATGAGACGGTGACTAGCCGGGTGCAGGATGTCTGCGGCAAAAGGCTCGCGTCCTGCCAGAAGCGCTTTGGCTCGAATGCCGAGTTGCCCTTTGGCGGGTTCCCAGCGGCGGGACTGATCCGATGATGGACGCCGTCAACCAATCGCTGGCGCTGGCTCATGCTGCTCGGGATTTCCCCCGTGAAGCCTGTGGCCTGCTTGTCATTCACAAGGGCCGGGAGACCTATGTCCCGTGCCGCAACATTGGCGTGGGTACCGATCAATTTGTGATCCACCCCGAGGACTATGTCCGGGCCGATCGGCTTGGAGAGATCGTGGGGGTGTTTCATTCCCACCCGAATCTGCCTGCTGAGCCCAGCCAGGCCGACAAGGTGGCCTGCGAAGCTTGCGGCTTGCCCTGGTTCATTCTGTCCTTCCCCTCTGGGCAGTGGCATGAGATGCAGTCATCTGGCTACATCGCTCCCTTGGTCGGTCGGGCATGGGCCCACGGGGTGCTTGATTGCTACTCGGTGATCCGGGACTGGTATCGGGCAGAGCGAGGTATTGACCTGCCGAACTTTGACCGCTTTGACGAGTGGTGGAAGCGCGGCCAGAGCCTGTACCTCGACAACTTCGGCTCGGCAGGCTTTGAGGCACTGGGAACCGTTCAATCCCAGGACATGGAAATTGGCGATGTGCTCCTGATGCAGGTGGCATCACCTGTTCCCAACCATGCCGCCATCTACCTGGGCGATGGCCTGATCCTGCATCACCTGCAGGGCAGGCTCTCCAGCCGGGATGTGTATGGCGGCTACTGGCAAAAGATCACGACGCACATCTTGAGACATCGCACAGAAATAACCCAACCTCCATGACCACCATCATCCTTCTCGGCGAGCTGGG